GACAATCTTTCAGGCTTGCATAAGCTCGAACTCGGCAAAGGTCCAATTACGCGCGGCCCGTATAAGGCGATATCAATTTGTGGCTCATGGTAGAATGGGAGAACGAAGCTAATGGGCACCCTCTACCTCGGCCTGGGCACCGCGTCCGCCATGGCCTTTGCCGAAGCCTACCGAACCGCTAGCGCCCCATGCGAGGCCCTCGCCGAACCTTACCCGCTGGCAGAACGCCAGCAAGCTCTAGGAGGTAACAATGGAACATCGCGCGAACACCCCAGAATGTTTAATCGAAACAGCAATAGAGCGGATAAAGAACACACGCAAAGCCGCACTGGAGGACATGGAACGGGCACAGGCGAGGATTGCGGCTTGTGACAAGGATCAAGCAGTCTATGAGGCCGCTTTAGCGAAGCTCTCGCCGAAATGGAGCGGGGAACATGACTAACCCCGCCCCGCCTTGGGCTGTCCTCGCATGGGCCG